TTGTGCTGCCGCTTGGCATATTTATTCACCTACCTTTAAGAAGGACAGAGAGCCATTTGAGCGGGGCACATAGGCAAAATTACCAAACTGCGCCCGCTCATTGACCTCAATGACGATATTACCGGTGTGAAAGTCCGTGCCGTCCCACCAGCCAAACTGCTGCCCGTTCTTTTTGAATGTGATCTTGTCATTTTCCAGGGTCAGGGTCATGCCGCTGGTACTGTCACCGAGGATTATGTTGCCGTCCTCAAATTTGATATAGCTATACAGCTCGGTGAATTTCTCACGTGCCTCCGCATCATTGCCGTCCACGGTGGCCTTGAGTGAGGAAAAAGAAAATTCAAAGCTGTCAGCCAGCTGTGTCATGCTTGTAGAGATAGCAGACTGCAGCTCGTCATTCGTTGCGTAGGTCTCTGAGACCTCTGTGCGGATGCTCTCGCTGGTCTGCGTTATGAGAGAGGAGAGCGCCTGCTCCGTCCGCTCAATAGCCTGGGCTATGTTGAGCATATAGTCTGCCTTGATGATGTGGGTGATGTTCTGGAGGTCGCTCAGACTCTTCCTGTCACCCGCTACGTCTGCACCTGTGAGGCTGTTCTTCTCCTTGCCCAGTGTTATTGTGCTGAGGGAAGGGTCCAGAAGGTTCTCGGACAGATCTGTGAGGATAAAGTCCTCGTCTAAGCCGTGCGGTCTTGATGTCACGCGGATCTTGTCGCCTACCTCAAAGCGGTCAATGCTCTTGTCTACGTGCGAGAGGTCAAGAGCGGACAGCTCCAGGGCTGTGATCATTAGCCGACTCTCTGAGAGATATTCCTGCGCCTTCCGCAAGAGGTTGGCCGGCACAGTGACATCATCCCAGTACACCGCTTTTGTGATACGGCCCCGGAGCGCCACAGCCTCAGCGTCCTCTATGTAGTCCAGCCCATTATTTACGCTTTCTATTGTGACTCTGACACCCGTGGTCTCATCCTGGGAGCCGTAGGGCACGATGACTGTGGCCAGGTTGGTATTGGCATCTGTGCGGGAATAGTCCAGAAGGTTCTCCCCGAATTCGATGGACTGATTGCTTCTGTACTCAAGATCTGCATACCAGTTGATGACCCGCTCTCCGTCTGTGTTGGTGGTGAATACGATATATCCGCCGCACCGATTTATCAGCGCGTTCAGTACCTCCATGGCCGTCAGAGCAGACTCACTCTCAAGGCGGAGGTAGTCATTGGCATCCGTGACCGTGATCTCACCGACCACAAAGCGCTTCTGCTCCTCGACCTGGCTGTTATATGTGCCTATCAGATCTGTGAAAATGGTGGCCGGATCCGCCTGGTACAGATATGGGCGGACCACAGCATCATTGAGGAAACAGAGCTCACCCTCGCAGTAGATGGTACGTATCTTGTACATGTCATCTGAGGGGTAGAGAGGCCGCCCACGGAAGAGCAGACGGCCGTCCCGGTATATCTCAATGATGGTCTTAAAGCTGATAAAGCTGTTATATGCGGGATGACTCGGCGGCATGGTTATCTCCGCCGTGCCGCCCTTGTTTATGCCTCTGGTAACATAGAGCTGCTGCAGGCTGTACTGATCAAGGCGGCTGTCATAGAACATTATGCCGTCTGCAAAGGCCTGGATCATTCAAGCACCGCCTCTCTATAGGTGACAGTCAGTGTGCCTGAGCCGCTGTAGGTTATGTCATGCACTCCAGGAGTAAGGAGAAGGTCAGGCCACTGATATGCGCCTGTCGCCATTGAAAAGCTGCCGCCTTCATACTTGACCAGCACTGTGCCACCGGTCACTGTAAGTGTCGGCACAGTAGCTCTGCGGCCGTTATTGACAAGAGAAGCGATCTGTACCGTAGTCTTTGCGGTCAGGATGACTGTGGTCTCTGTGTTGGCATAGAGCCAGGGCTCACACTGTGCTGTCACAGTAATGGCTGCATGGGCCTCGTCGCTGTACTCCTTTGCAACATAGACCTTGCCGATCAGATGATAGCCCGAATGGTCGGGGATCTCTATTTCTACCCGCATGCCGTGGAGTAGGTTGGTCATGCGGCTGATCTCCGCGTTGCGGTTGTCCCTTGTGCCCTCGGAATTCTCAAAGGTTGCGGTCAGCTCTCTGTCTGAGAAGGTTGGGATCCCATCCGTCAGGGTGGTGGAGAGATCCCAGGAGCCGTCCCCGCCTACCTTGTCCACGTAGTTTGTCTTTTCAGCAGCGGGAGCCAAGCTCCACCCGGTCAGGGTCCAGCCGTGGGCGGCTGTGTGATAGCTGCCGAGAATAATATTTCTTTTTTTCATCACTTAGCTCCCCTTGCTACAAGAATTCGGCGCTGGCCGAGGCTGGTGTCCATATTCTCAGTTGTGCCGCCTACCAAGGTCTTGCCGTCAAGAGCTATGACCTGGCCTGCCTGAATAGCCTTGAGGATCTCACCCAGAATGCCGTTATTCGCGGCAGCAGCGGCCTGGTATGACTGCTCACGTCTCAGGGCCTGAGTCTCTGCTATGCTGCGGAATACGCTGGGGGTCTCAGCAGCAGGCTCGGCATAAGCCTTGAGAGTGGCTATAGTCTGCCTGCGAGCGGCAGCAGCCACATCCTTTGTCTTATTCTCGACACCGATCTCAGCACCCTCTCCAAGGTCCTCACCGAAGTCTATAGTCTTTTGTGCGGGAGAGTTGGAGTCCGCCTCCTGTCTCATAGCGCCGATGATACTCTTGACCAGGTTCTTTGCTTTGTCAATAAGCCCGAAGCGCTTATTTTCCATACCATCCTCAAGGCCTTCACCCAGATCCTCACCAACACCTTGCGCGTCTGCATAGGCATCTGCATAGGCATCCATGGCGTCCTGGTAGCCTTGTTCTGCCTCGTCCACCATCTCCTTGGTGTAGCCATCCACACCTTTTTCAAAGTTGTCCTTGGTCCTCTTGGCGGCTATACCGGCATCGACTGCCTTCTTGAGGAGGGTATCGACTGCTCTTTTAGTCTCCTCATCCACGGTGTCCGCATAATTGCCGTAAACAACACCCTCGTCGGTAAGAAGATCGACAGCTTTCTGATAGTTACCCTCAGAGACTGCAGCCTGAGCCTCTTTGTAGCCTATAATAGTGTCGTTATACAGCTGATAATCTGCTGCTGCATCCTCAAGAGCCGTTTGCTTCTCATCAAGGATGGTTTTTTCCTTGTTAAGTTCCTCCTGGGCTGCTCCAAGTTGTAGGGCCAGCCCTGCAAGCCGGCGCTCATCTCCCCTATTTTGGATATTTTTGCGTTGCTCATCGTATTCTTTTTTCTTCTCCAGGACCTCTGCCTCTTTTTGATCGACAACATCAAGCTGTGCTGCGTAATCCTTTTCTGCAAGGACCACGGCCTGCATTGCTCTGTCCTCTGCCTGTAGCGCGGTTATATAGTCAGCGTTTGCCGCTTCTATGAGAGAGTTGGCAGTCTTTGCGAGTATGACATCATTGATGCTTTGGGTCAGTTTCCCATATTCTTGGATAACACCATCAACCATCTCATACTCGGTGCCCAGTGCTTCATTGAGTTCGTTAAGGATAAAATTAACGCGCTCCTGGTCTTTTTCTTTGACCTTGCCGGAAGAGTCAGCCAGGAGAAGCAGCTCATCCTTGAGCTCAGTGACTGCTCCCATCTCAGCCTGGATCCTGCCCGCATTCTCTGATGTTGAGTCTATCTGATCTCGGAAAGCGTCCGCTGCGGAGTTGGAGGCATCCATCAGCTTTTTCTCTTCCTCAGTAAGAGCCTCCACGCGAGGAGTAGCTTCATCACTAAGTGCGAGACCATAGGCCACCATGGCAGCTGTAAGTCCCGCCACTGCGGTCATTACCAGGCCCGCAGGAGTTGCAGCCATGACAACATTGAGCGCTTTCTGTGCCGCTGTTCGGGCTACTGTGGCAATGGTTAGGCCCTCCTCCGCCAGCTTGGCAGAAAGAGAGGCCGTCTTAAAGGCTATCATAGCAGCAGTAAGTCCCGTCACCACACCGATTATGGTGGCCTTGTTGTTGTTGCACCAGTTTGAGATATTGACCAGCGCGGGAATAAATTTGTTACGGATAAAATCTGCTATATTCTTGAGCGGTTTTTCCGCTTTCTGTAGCAGAGAGACACCCAGCTCCTTAATGTCGGTTATAACAGGCTCCATATAGCCGCCTATGTTGGCCATGGATTTATTCCATTCCTCGGTGGCCTTGTTTGCGCGGATGACTTCCTTGTTAGTCTCCTTGTACTGAGTGGCTGCACCCTTGTAATACTTGGTCAGGGTCTTTGTGATGAGCTGCTGGCGCTCCTGCTCATCAGTACAATTTTCCAGTGCAAGGTTGAATTTGTCCTCAGCAGTGGTGGCTTCCTCAAGGCGGGTATTATAGTCCTCTATGGCCTCATACTGCTCCTTGCGGGCCTCGTATTCCTCCTTCTGCTTCTTGGTCATATTCTTGAGCTCGTCGGCGGATTTCTCAGTGAATTTGATATTCTCCTTGAGAGAAAGGCCAAAGTCCTCCTCCTCACCGACTGCCCAGTTGAGTGCATCGGCAAGTCCACCAGTTACAGTGCCAGTCTTGGCAGTCTCATTGGCCGCCTCTGTGAGCCCCTCGATAGGAAGAGAAGCACCAAAGCGTCCATATATACCGGTGCAGATGTCCGTCCACTCTGCCAGCTCCTCCTCGGTATCACACAGATCCGCCAGGAAAGCAGCAGCCTCCACAGCCTGGTCTGTCTCTCCGAGGACTCCCTGGAGCTCCGAGTAGGCTTTATATGCGACCTCTGCATTGTGTCCATTGTCAGTAAAAGCTGTGTCCAGCTTACCCATGGCGGTGCGGTATTCGCGGGACTCCTCTGCTATAGCCACAATGGAAGCCACAGCAGCAGCAGCGGCGGCAGCAAGAGCGGTAAGGCCGGTCTTTGCCACATCCAGAGCGCTGTCGCCCATTTCGGAGAGCGCACCCTCTGCATCTTTGGAATTGTCCGCGGTGTCATCGATCTCCTCAGCTGCATCATCAGCTTTGTCGCCCAGCCCCTTGAGGGCATCCTCTGTCTCTTCTGCGGCCTTCTCCAGCTTGTCCAGCTCCTGGGTAGCTTTTATGATCTCGCGCTGAAGCTCACGCACCTGGGCCTCTGAGACATCACCCTTCTCAAATTGATCCTGTACCTGAGCCTCGGCAGTCTTGAGGACCTCCAGCTTTTTGCTGGTGTCTGCTATGGCATTGGTCAAGATCTGCTGCTTCTGGGTCAGTAGGTCTGCATTGCCGGGATCCAGCTTCAGCATTCTGTTGACTTGTGACAGCTCTCCAGATAGGTTTTTACTTTGCTTGGTTACATCATCAAGGGCCTTGCCCAGGTTTGTGGTGTCGCCGCCTATCTCTATGGTCAAGCCTTTAATTGCTTTATTTGCTATGGTCGGTATCCTCCTCTCGGCCAAATCTTGCCCGCAGCTTGGCTCTGTCCGGTTCCGTCTGCTCTATGCGCCAAGCATTACGCAGATATTCCCGCCCCTCTTCCGTACTGTCAAGCGAATGTATAAAGGCATCCCTGAGCCATAGCAGATATACACCATAGTCCAGCTGCCCTATCTCATGAAAGTTGAGGCCGGTATAATCGGCCACCAGCTTCCTCTCATAAGTGGTATTTATATAGTGATGAGCACCCGCACTGCTCTGTGTTGGGTAGTGCGGGAGTATCAGTTTTTTGCGTTTTTAAGTTCGTGTAAATAGTCAGTGTATGCCGTGAAGAATTCAGCCAGGTCAGCCTCCTCGATCTTGTAGGTCTTGCGGAGTGACTCAGGGGTGATCTTCTTGAGGTTGCGGTTGCATGACATAAGCCTTGCAGCCAGATCATAGAGCTGCTCTACAGCACTGTCATCATCCTGGAGGAGAAGCTGCTGCAGGGTGTCAGCGTTGGCAATAAGCTCCTCCACAAGATCAACGAAGGGAGGGGTCACGCTTATGCTGGTCTGTGCCTTGTCATTGAAAACTACAGGCAGTGTAGGCGGCCTGTGCTTGCTAAAATCTAATACATCTGCCATTGTATGGCCTCCTTAAAAGTAAGTAAGCGGGAGGCTGGTGTGCCTCCCGCTTAGAAAGTTATGCCGCGGGGGTCTCCTCGATAAGGGTGATGAGGGTGCCCTTGTCATCCTGGGGCATTGCGCGGAATTCAGGCTCCAGGAAGGTGCCAGCGTCAGAGGCAAAGGTGAGGGTAAGGCCCGCAGTGTTGCGGCCTCTGATGATGACCCAGAGGTTGCCGTCCTTCTTGTCCTCGTGTGCAAAGCAGACTACCCACTCCTTGCCCTGTGCATTACCGGCACCACCGATGTGTGCAGTGCGGAGACCGGAGGCCTCGGTAACATTGCAGCGGTCAGCCAGCTTCTTGAGGGTGTCACCGTTCCAGGTGCCCACACCGAGCTTGAGGATAGCCTCCTCGGAAATGGTTACGACTTTGGAAACATAGCCGAGGTCATCCTTCTCCTCGTGGGTCTCCTCGGTGTAGGTCAGCTCTGCGCCGCCCTTGGTATGGCCGAGAAGGTTCTCAGGCTTGCAAATCTCGGTATGGGTAGGGATCTCGTCGGTGTATTCAGCGAGGTAGATCTTGCCGGATCCGAGAGTAATATTTTCTTTAGATCTCTTTGCCATTGGTATATTCTCCTTTACAGTTTGTCAGTATAGGTAAGCTCATAGATGACTTGATAGGCCAGTGCATCGGACAGCCAGTATCTGTCCTCTTTTGTAAATGTGAGGCCGCGGGAGAGTATTGCCCTCTCCAGATCAGCCTCCGCTTTATCATCTCTTGCAGGCTCATAGAGCTCTATGCGGACATTATGAGTGCAGACAGCAGGCAAAGGCTGGCCGAGTATGACTGACTCTCGGTCAGGGCCGTCAAGGTCAACGTCATCAAAGTAGACAGCATAGGTGCCCTGTGGCTTGCGGATAAAGTGGCCCTGTTCAAATTCCACTCCAGCCTCTGTCAGGATCTCTCGTATCATTCTTTGATCGCCTCCTCAACATTCTTTTCATACTCCGTCAGCACCGCATCCAGTGCATTGCGCAGGAAGGGGTCTCCCTTTGTTCTGCCGCCGTTCACTGTCTCGTGACCATGCACAAGTAAGTGCGTGAGCCTGTGTAGCGGTTTTTTAACATACCACACATAGGTATTACCGTTTACATTCTCTTTCAAGAGCTTGCTGGCTATGTTCTTACGGTAGTCGCCTGTCCGTTTCGGTGCTGTGGCCTTGGTCTTTTTCACAAGGCTCTTGACAGCCGCCTCAGACTGTGCATTGATCCGCTTGACAATATCCTCATGGTAGCCTATCAGCTGCTGCTCGATAGCTTTGCCCAGATCTCCGGGCTTAATTGTCTGCTTTGCCATAGATCCTGCGCTCCTCCAGAGAGGCCTTGCCCACAGTCAGCTCCATCTTCTGGCCTGCTCGGTATGTTCTGATGATCCTGTACAGATCCTCACCCACCATAAGGTAGGGCTCGTCATTGTAGTCAAGATAATCAGAGAGGACATACTTTTTCTCCGGGCGGTAGTCAGTGGTTGCCGCCTGGTAGAATTCTGTCTGCCCTATGCTCTGCAGGGTTGCGAGCTTGTCAGCGCGGGTGCCGTCCTCTTTTATGAGAGTGATGGACTCAATCATCGGTGTCCTCCCAGCCGTAGCCCTCGGCCATCATCAGACATGACTTGAGCGCGTTGTAGCGCTCCATATAGGCTGCGGCCTTGGCCGTGTCATCTGTGTATTGTGCTCGACAGTAGAGCTTTACAGCGTTAAAGATGAGCGGGTCTGCGGGGTCAGCGTTCACGACCCCGCAGATCTGCAGATCCGCTATGCATGCGTCAATGTCGGCACGGATGTCCTCGTCAAGGACGTTATGACTGGTGCGGAGAGAGAGCTTGACTCTCCGCAAAATATCTGCTTCCATTTGACGCCTCCTGTGTCAAGTTAGATGGTAAGTGCTACGAAGCCGTTCTTCACGGTTACATCCGCGCCAAGATCAACAGCACCACGGATGGTGTCCATGTTCTTGTCGAATGCAAAGTCCTCGGAGACCTTTACCTCGTAGTCAGAGAAGAGGTCAAGCTCAAGGTTCTGAGGTGCACCATAAATCATGGTAACGCCTGCGCCCTCAGCTGCAGTGCTGCATGCGGTAAGACCGGAGTTGAGGCAGTAACGGACGGAGAGACCACCGTCACGGATCACGCCGGTGTTGGGGTTAGCCGCATCAGGAGTGATCTCATATACAGCCTTTTTCTCATTGGTGCCGCGCACATCACCGAATGCAAGGAGGTCGGCCTTGTTAAGGAAGAGCACAGCTCCGCCTACAACAGACTCGTCGCCGCCGTATGCAAGAGCGATCTTGCGGAGAGTGGTTGCCTCGATCTTGCCAGCGGTACCCTCAACGGTAGCGTTGAGAGCAGACGCCTTGAGCTTCGCGGTAACGATCTCAGCAGCCTTCTTGCGGAGAGCAAGGAGAGCATTGCTGCGGACCTTGGTAGCGTACTGGAGAGGAGTCTGCTTCTTGGCCTGGTTGGAGATAAAGTCAAGAACAGCGACAGACTCAGGGGTGATGGTTACAAAGTTAAACTTTGCAAGCTCAGCAGCATTGATGGCCTGACCCTCGGTGTGAGCGCCTGCAGCAGCTGCGTCCTCATCTACATAGGCCACCTTGTGGCTGCCCATACCTACGCAGTTGACTACCTTTACAAGGTCGATGATGCTGGAAACCTTCGCACCTACAATCTCGTTAATGCCGTCTACCTGGGTAGGAGTTGCAAGAGTTCCGCCGGAGATAAGAGTAGCTCTGGACTGCTCTGCCCCGATGGTCATGTGGTTGGTGTTTGCGAAGGTCTGAGCCGCTCTCTCCTCAGTGGAAGGCTGGGCGGGAGTAGCACCGGGAATGGGAGTGCCAGCACCGGCAGCAATATCGCTGCGGAGCTGCTGACGTGCCTGAGCCTCATTCTGGAGAGTCTCAAGCTCTGCAAGAAGGTTGCGGGACTCGGTCTCAAGAGCGGTAAGCTCCTCACCGGTCGCATTGTCAATAAGGGTGTTGATCTCGGCAAGTCTTGCCTGGATTTCTGCAATTCTCATTAGTTATTGCCTCCTGTTAAAATGTTTATTTTTGCGCGCAGTCTCCTGCGTCGCTCTTCAAGCTCTACCTCACTCCGGGCCGCCTGGGCAATCTCTCCGTCTACCCATGCACGAGCATTGATCTCTGTGTTGTCATTGGCCGGTATACTCACGGCCGCCACATCGTAGATCTTTTCTATCCTTGTGTGGACGATAGTGTGGCTCTCTCTGTCGTAGTAGTAGTCACCACAGCGGAAGCGCCAGGACATCTTGGTGACCATCTCTGCCTTAACCTCGTCATAGAGGCACCGTGCGGCCTCGGTTCTTCCAAGATCCGCGGCAAAAAAGAGGCCTGTCTCATCTGCCTCCACTATGAGGCTATTGTTGCCTGTCCGCGCGAGGACCTTGCCCTGGTGGTCATACTGCATAATGACATCCGACATATCAGCGCTATCAAAGCAGCCGGGCTCAAAGCGTTCATATATGGGAATGCGCTCATCTGTCTCCAGGTCATACCCATAGTAGAGGATATATGGCTCATATCTGGCCGCATATCCTTCCACATAGTGCTCACTATCAAGGCGCTTGGTCTCGGGCTGAGCGGACGAAAAAACGGCCAGAGCTCTCGTCTGTGCCGTTTCCTTAAACTTAGTTTTGCTTTTCGGGGTCATCGGTGTCCTCCTCTTCTTTCTCTTCGGGTTCTTCCGGTTCCTGTGGCTGTTTGGCCGCATTCAGTTCCGCCTGGGCCGCCGTCAGCTGTTCCTGGAGCTGGGAGACCTGATCAAGCTGGCTGATCTCTGTGTATTCTTTGCGGATATATCGCTTGTCTCCGTCCGGGACGTGAGGCAGGCTCCATATATCCATTATGTCGTTAAGGCTCAGGACGCCTCGGTCGAACATCTGGGAGCTGACATTCAGCTTGTCCACATTGCTCATATACTGGAGGCGATTGGAGCTCCAGACTATGGCATTCTTGCGGGTGATCTCGTTCTGGCTATAGGTCATAGTGGTCATGGCCTGTGAGAGTTGGAGAGCAAAGGGCTCTATTTTGCCCTCATAGTAGGCTGACCACACATCTCCGACAGCCTTATTCCAGAGAATTTCCTCATTTGAGCCAAAGTAGGTGTACACCCTCTCCTGTATCAGCTTGAGCTGCTCAGGGTCTACGATCTTGGCGGCAGACTGGATCTGCTGCACGTTTGTGTAGGTGTTGGGAAAGAGTGCAAGGCCTCCTGCGTCAGGGCCGAGGTTTTCCTCTACCCAGGACTTGCGCTCATTGGCCAGGTCTTTGCCTTTTGTAAAGTTGCCTATGGTGGCCATAAAGCGGAAGCTCGCGCTATTCTTGATACCCTCAGTTATACCCTGGTTCTGGGTTGCAAGGAGCTGCAGGGTAGGATCCAGCGCGCTGTTGTCCTCACCCATGAGATCGTTGCGGTAGAGGAATTTGCTGACCACTCCCACGCGGGAGAGTTCGATCGCTGCCTTCTCTCCATTCCCGAAGGTATAAACAAGATAAATCACGCCGCTCTTTTCCCTCAGCTCTGTGCTGCTGGGCATGACCGGGTAATAGCCTGTGATGCGGTCAAAGCTGTCCAGGATAGGCACGATAAAACAGGTATTCTGTGTCTCGTATATCGTGGCCGCCTTGTAGATAAATTGTGCCCCTGTCATGAACATGTTGGGCTTCCAGTCAAGGATAGCCTGCAGGCCTCTGCTGTCCGGGCCGTTGACCTTGGGCTGGAGCTTGCTGCAGTGTGACGCGAATGTGTGGACACAGGCCCGCGTCAGTTCCATCTCGTACACACCGCCGTCATAGGTGGTGAATACGGGCGTATAACCGTCAAGCATCTGGAAGAATTGCCCCAGCTCCTGCTTGACCTTGAATTTGCCGAAGAGCTTAGAAAAAGCGCCCATCCGGTACCTCCTTAAATTATGATGCATTCTTGAGCTGTTCCCCGATCTGGTCATACCATTTCTGGCGGACGGTCAGGGCGTCTATGACGGCAACAAAGCCGTCGATGTGGCACCGCGGGTCTATCTTGACCGGGCGGATCTTTCGGGTCTCCTCGTTCTGCTTCATGCCCACATTGAGAAAGTGAGCCTTCAGCAGATTATTACTGCCGAGCTGCAGGGTCTTATCACGCAGCAGGCCGTCACATTCGTGGATGACCGGGGTGAGGTTCTCTCCCTGGAATACATCATCCATGTGAAAGCCAGACTGTGACATCTGCTGTATAAGATATTGCGCTGAGTATCGGTCATAGCCCACCTGTAGCGGCAGGATCTCATACTCCTCCACCAGCCGCATAAACCATGCATAGCAGTCGTTATAATCGACGTAATTCTCTCCGCTTGGTTGGATAAGCCCCTGGGTGACATATAGCCTATAAGGCACTCCCTCCCGCTGCTGGAGCTCGTCGATCTTATTCTCAGGCATGAAGAATTGAACAAAGGTGTAGAGCTTGCCATTCTTTTCGATGACCACACAGCACGCGGTCAAGTCTGTTGTCTGGGAAAGGTCTATGCCGCCCACGCAGTAGGAGCTCCTGAAGTCCTCCAGTGTGAGCTCTTCTCCGGTCACAGCGTCCACAATGTCATAAGGCAGCCATGCCTGTGTGCTGCTCTGTTTGATATTGCAATACTTGGTGAGGAATTCCGCCCGCTTGCTGAGGCTGTTGCGCGCTATTGCGATCTCCTCACGGAAGAAGTCCTCAGAAACAGACACACCCATATTCGGGTTGGCCTTGCGGAGTTCGTCGATATCGTCCCATTTCTCCACGTCATCAATGATGTAGAGTATAGGAAGCAGTCGCCGCTCTTCACTACTGCCCAGGAGGACAGCTGTGGAGCGCATCATCAGCTCATCATAGGGGCCGTCATTGACATAGCCCGCCGTGCTTATGCTGAGGATCATGGGCTGACGTCTTGCACCGAGAGCGGATTTCATAACCTCATACTGCTTGCGGCCCTGTTCAGCAGGCCAGCTTGCGATCTCGTCACATACTGTCAGGTGAGGGTTAAAACCGTCTGATTTCTTAGCGTTGAAGGCCAGCGCCTTGATGGTGCTGTTTGTCTCCTTCAGGTAAATATCACTGCGGCGCTTCTGAGCCAGCTCGTCAAGCTCAGGCTCCTGGTGGATCATCTGATAGAAGCTGTCATATACAATGGCGGCCTGTTCAAGTTTCGGCGCCAGGCAGTATATGTCCGCTCCATACTCTCCGTCAAGATATGCCATGTAGGCTATACAAGCAGAGGCAAAGAGACTCTTGCCGTTCTTTCGGCCGATGACCAAAAAGACCTCGCGGAATATTCGCAGGCCTTTCTCATCGACAATGCCAAACATAAGAGAGACTGTGGCCTTCTGCCAGAGCTCCAGCTTTATGAGGTCGTTTCGGCCTTTGCTGTGGTGGCAAAAGGTCTCTACAAAGACAATGGCATTGTTTGCTTTTTGGGGATCATAAAAGAAAAGACCATCACGGAGTCCGTTGATGATCTTGTCATATAGAAGCCGGATCCATTTGCCGACGATAATCTCACCGGTCTGGATCTTATAGTGATACTCATGTATCGAGCTTGTGAAAGGAGCAATCACTTGCCCATCATCGCCTGCAGTTTACTCTCTCTTTTTGCCGGAGGCACAAGCTCAAGCAGCATCTTAAATATAGCGTTGAGGTTCTTTGTGAGGCTGATATGTACGTCTGCGGCCGCGGCCTTCTTCATTCCCATCTGGTTCTCACCATTCTGGTAGGTCTCGACCCAGCCGGTCTTGTTGAGCTGCTCCTCCAGGTCCTCAAGGCTGATGGTTATAAACGCAGCCCGATCTATAAGAGCCGCACAGGTCCGCAGCTTGTTGGGCTCTAAATCTTTGAATATCTCTAATAATCTGGCTTTTTCTTCTTCGATCCGGGTATTTTTCTTTGATTTTGCCATATACCACACCCCTCTCGTATAATTTGCAGAGTAAAATTGTAGGCCTCTGCTCGGTCTCCGCCGGCCCTTATTTTTTCGTTTTATGGGGGGGAGTGCCTTTTCCTTAGTATTCCGAATTCCTTATAATTTCCCCATCTGGTCCGTATACCACCCTACCTGGTATTGCTTTCCGGGGATCTATTTCTTTGTTATGACATGTCTGACACTCATACATAAAATTAGCAGGGTTAAGGCTTATGCTTGGGTCATTGCAATTGATATCATCCAGCCAGATCTTGTGGTGGACTATCTTCCCCGGCTCCTCACCGCACACCTCACAGATCCCGCCGTCTATTGACTGCCTATAATCTATGAAAGATTTCCTGGCCTTTTTCCAGGCCATAGTTTTATAGAATTCTTTCTGAGTCAAAGGTTATCACTCCAAATAGAAAGAGCCAGGCTTTCCGCCCAGCTCTTCATACTAACATTATATTCATTTGCAATATGACATACAATGACATCATTTCGGGTCTATCAAATCCTCCACAGTGCAGTCCAGGATCCTGGCCATGTTCAGCACTGTGATAGCTGCTGCCTTCTCCAGAGGCTTCTGCCCCTGCTCATAATCCTGGAGAGTGCGGTGGCTGATGCCGACCTTCTCGGCAAGCTGGGCCTGTGTAAGGCCCGCCTTCTTTCTGTAGTGTTTCAAGTTGTTCATGTCCTTCCTCCTTTACCATCTCAACGAATTGCGGGAACATATTCGTTATAGTTCGGTAAGTACAGCACAAATTTCTCATGACTGCCTATCTCCTGGCAGAGGTAGTAGCCCGATCCGACTGAGCCTATGACTTTATAGAAGCAGCTGTTTGCCTCGTCCAGCCATGCACCGCCGCGCAGTTCGTATTTGTGTCCTTTTACTGTGATCATCATATCTCTCTCCTTTTCTACCCGGTTTAGCCGCCGGGCTCGGCTTAATTCATTTATCTCTCGATTTCAATAAACCACGCGTACCACTCGTTGCCGTCAATGTTTTCGACTGCCCAGTAATAAGTCCAATCGTTGGTCTTGGGGCTGACGGGTCTGCCACCTTGAACAAGGTTAATCTCGGAAGCGTTGGAACAATAGTAATAACCATTTTCAACACTTTCGACTATTTCACTTGCCGCCCATTCATAACCTTTTGCTGTGAGAACCTTTGCAAACTTTTCAGCGGCTTTCTCAATGGATTTTGCTTTGATTTCCTTGTCGATGTCTACCCTTTTCATTTCCTGTCTCTCTTTCGTTCTTTGGGGTGTTCCCCTTTCGTTGTATATATTATACGCTTTTATGCGTAGTTTGTCAAGGGGTTTTTGAAATATTTTTGATATTTTTTGAAAAATTTTTATACAATCAAAAAAGCCCCGGATCTCTCCAGGGCCTTCTGTCTCTTATGTGGTTTCTTTAGTCCTCAATGCCTCCAGCGCTTCTCCGTGGATCCTGTGGACATGCCGCCAGACATATCCCATCTTTACGGCCACCTCCTCCCATGTGAGGCCATCTATGTAGTAAAGCCTCATGAGAGTCCGCTCTCTCGGCCCCAGGCTGTCTATAGCTTCCTCTATTTCAAGAGCAGCAGCGGCCAGCTGAGCCTCTTTCTCTCTATAAAGAGCATAGAGCTCATTCTTCTTGTCTATCTGTCCGTCACGTCTCTCATCACTGTGCCCGGATCCGCCGCGGGGTTGCCCGTCAAGTCTCTGGGTCCCCGGAGAATAGAGTTCAGCCTCCAGCTCGTTGATCTTGTCCCGAAGCTGATTTCTCTCACGCTTTATGTCTCTGTACGCTCTCAGCTGTGCCTTTGTCATCCTGCCTGTCCTCCTCCACGTCAATCCTCAATATATCAGCGACATCCTCCAGCCTTGCTGATATATCCTCTTTCAGTCCGATAATATTATCTGTGTCCTTGACCTTTATGGTTATTATCACTCTTGTGCCTCCTTTTTTCCCTCTTGATTGCTTCCAGCGTATTATAATCAAAGTGACTGCGCTCCGTTGATATCTCTGTGGTATACATTATGTAAGAGCAGTCCTTGCATTTACGCTTTCGGCACACTCTATCTGCAGCGGTCAGGGTATACTCCACAGAGGTCTCGGCTCCGCACTTAGGGCAAGTCATTCCTGCTCCTCCCTTTCTGCGAGAGCTTCCTCTACTGCCTCGTCACAGCATCTTTCTATATAGTCGTTTACACCGATTTCCATTACCTTCAGCGGATATGAGGCTTCGGTGCAAACAAGTTCATCATCAATACAACACTCCAAAGCCTTTATAATCTCGTTATCGGTCATAATTTCATTCTCCCTTCTCTGTATGCTTGAGCCCAAGAATTTACAGTATGGTAATTTAAGCCAAACTCCGCAGCCACGTCTTTCATTGTTTTGCGCTTTTCGGTAATCATTCGCATTACCTCTGCCTTCAGCTCTTTGGTATATCTGCGTCTGTGCTTATGCGTCACCCTTCTCTTTTCTGCCTTAGTTGCCTTCTTGCGGCGGTATTCGCACAGGCAGGACCATTTGCAAAAAGTCTTGTGATCTTCCACAAATACATGAAATGGCGCCGGCACAAAGATTTTGCCACAAACAGGGCATTTTCTCTCGTTCAGATAATAGCCCGTATTGGGGATATCGTTTACCTCCCCATCAGTCAGGTCCTTACGTTTCGGCATTATGCACAGCCTCCTTTGTTTCATATTTCTGCATATTTGCTTGATAGATCATGCACTCGGCGCAGTTCTCAGATGTGCAGTATCTTCTCCCGTGGGCTTCCTTGTCCGCTCTCCTGTTGAAGGTAGTGCAGACGTGCCGGCCATATATTCCCTCACAGTAGATCTGTGCCATGGGTTTATTGATGTCTCGCAGATAGAATGGGCACACCGCTGTTGTTTCCATTGGGCTGTTAGGATGTGGCATTCTCGCAGCCCTCCGTTTGTTCAATAGCCTCAGTAAGATCCTTGACGGCCTTGGTCGCTCCGCCGGCTGCCTTGCTAAATGCATCCCCGCATGTTTTTAATGCTTCTGACAGCCGCTCTTTTCGCGCTTTTTCTTCTCTCTCCCTCTCCTTCCAAGCCTCAAATACTTGACGGAGAGATATAGTCCCAGCGTTTTTATGTGAATATCCGAGCAAAGTGGAGGATAGCCTCGCGGGGTTGTCCTGTTCTTTTGCAATAACTGATACGCACACACAAGGGAAATCCTCCTTGCTAAAGTCCCAGGATATTATATAGTCATCCTGAAACAAGGGGAGCTCATCCTTCTTCAAAAGATGTATATCACTCATGATCTAAGCCCTCCCTATCCATAAAGCAAACACTTTCCGGCTCTACCTTACCCACGGATCCGTCCGGGAATTCCACCAGGGCGTATGTGTGGCGGACGATCTCTACTGAGGTGCCCATTGGTATTACAGACGTTTCTCTAAATCTGTGCAGAAGTTGCTCCCTTTCATGTTCGCTAACAAAGCAATTTATTTTTAACATAGCTTTGTCCTCATCTATCCAGTGATGAAAAAGGCAAGTCTTGCCGTTTACCTTACAAATGCAAGGCCTCAGAGTAAGCTCTCTGGGCAGCGGATCGATAAAATCACTAAACCTCATTATCTCGGGAGAGCGCTTGAATAATCTTTTTGTCATTTTAGTGCCTCCTTAATCGCTTGCTTTTCTAATATCTTAAAAGCTCTGCGAATATTCTTTTTCCGCACCCTTTTGCGTTTGCTTTTTGATAAGTGTATAACGCGCCTATTTGCGCAAATAGTTAACACTTGATCTGTAATACCCAGCAACAGGGCAAGCATAGAGGCTCTTATATGAGCTTTACATGTGATCTCTGTAGGCTGCATATATTTAATAGGCTGAAAACCAAGCTCTGGCGCTTCCTCCTCAATGCTGGAGAATTCTACTGCAGAAAGAACATGTGGTATCTCAATTTCATGCCCATCATCTGGCACGATAAACAAGGACCCTGAGCCCAATAAAATATGCTCTTTCATTCTTCAGAGACCTCCTCGTGCCTAAAGTTGAGAAATTTATCAAGGAGATCTGCTCTGGGCTCCCATTTGTCAGCGTCCTCACTACAACTGCCACAGGGTTCCTCATCGTTGCTCAGGTCGTAATATTTGCAATTCTCACAGCATGCGTCTACATCCGCGAGAATATCCTTTTCCAGTTCAGCATAAAGCAGGGAGCTTCTGCCGTTCACACGAGGGATGAGAAAGTCTCTCCGCGTTATTTTCCAGCCCTCCAGAAGGGCGTCATTCAGCTCCTTATCAAATTCCTCCACAAAGCCGCTCTGCCTGATCACTGTTTTGATTTGTTTCATATCTTACTCCTTTGCTCTCAGCTTCATATCTCCTGCCTGCTCTCTGAATGCATGATAATACAGCACACCCACAGTCTCAGCCAGCTTGATCATTTTCTTCAATATCTTAGCGTCCACATTAAACCTTAGCGTTGACTTTACTGCTGTGCTCAGGCCGACAGAGACAGTCAGATCATTGAATTCTCCATTCTCGTCAATGTTCTCATTTCCTCCGAAGAGATCCATCTGACCATCCGGGATGAATTGCACCCGTATAGGGTACTCACTGTCTATGATCACAGGTGTCAGGTCTGTGTTGGCCTTACAGAATTTATCAAGGACTTTTACAGCTGCCTCATATTCTATGAGTGCGTGCGGTGGGTTTTTATTCGTTCTTTGTTTCATGTCTTTGTCCTTCCTATTTCTTTCGGGCAATAATTCTTTTGAGCCCTTTTATAGATCCCTCAGCGTCTCCGGCCAGAGCCTGTCCGCGGAGGGTTTTGTATTCTTGGCGGGTAAGTAGATGCTGGTAGAGCTTCAGCCATTTTAGAGCCGCCTTGGTTTTCGGATCATTCACAGCAGCCGCCCCTCTCCGTGGTATCTAAGAAGCGGAGCACACCTCCCACATAGCGCACCTTGAATGGGAAAAGGTCAGCCTTCTTCATGTGCTTACGGCCGTATATGCTTTTCATGTCGCGCCATGTTTCCCACGGCACCCGATAGAAGCCATCAACACCGAGACCTACCAGGACAAAGGCGACAGCTCCCAGGCGGTGATGGCTTTCCAGCCTGTCGCCCTGATCCTTAGAGACCACCTTCTGGTCTATCTGGTCCGCTATGGTGTACTTGGCCTCAAATACCACTGAGCGGCCGCCTGCAAGGGTACCCTTAAAGTCAGGCTGCGCGGGTTTTGTAAATACGGCCAAGAAACGGCCCTTTGAGTCTGCTCTGCTCACAGGTTTCATAGGCTCAGGGGTTTTCTCGATCTCAGCGACTCCGCTGTTCTTGTAATATATCAAGGATGCCTCTATGGTTTGCTCAAAGGCTTCTCCTTGCCTTTTGTTTATAGCGCCTCTGCGGCTGCGCTCTAAGTTCTTGAGGGCTTGCTCCGCGGTCGGATCCATGTATCCCTCTCCGTCTCTTCCTGTTTTTCTATGATATGCCATTATAAAGAGCCTCCTTTATCTGAGTACAGGCTTTGCTTTTGCCGCCATCAGATCCTCTGCAATTTTCTTGTAGACATTCCTCTCCGCCGTGACCTTTATGAGCTCAGCGCTTATATCGTCATCAGCAGATGAGGTCTGCATGTCCTCCAGACGTTTTCTGAGTTCTTCGTTTTCCTTGATCAGAGCCTCATTTTCATCAAGAAGCACCTCGTCAACAGCAGCGTCAAAGCGGGGATGCAGATTGATCTCCAGCGCCACAGCCAGAGCGGCCTCGACTTGTTTTACCTCCTCGGCGGAGAGGGTAGCAATATGGTCACCGATCCTCTGCTTGCTCACACTACAGATCTGCTCACACAAGATGATAGAGGGGACCATTGTGCAGTTGGTATGGACGTGGGTGGGGAGGTCAGCCTTGGGCCTCGTGGTCATATAGGCGACTGTCACAACAGGGCTGTTGATGTTGTTAGTATCATTTGATACGATAACGGCAGGGCGGCCGGCATGCTGTTCACTGCCTACCTCCTGGTAGTTGCTCATAATGTAATAAATTTCTCCACGTTTCATTTTGCTTTTTCCTTTCTCATTTGCTTCTCCAGCTGTCGCCGGTGGTGACTATGGCCGAGCACATTTCTCTCAATCTGTCAATAGTAGCGTCAGCCGTTGTCTGGTCTCCCGTTTCCTTTGGGGTGAGCCTACGCACCAGCTCACTGTCTGTGTAGTTGGTTGTGATAATGGTAGGCATATATGCCTCATATCTTGCATTGATGATTGTATAAATCTTAGATACTGCCCACTCGGTCGGGGGCTCCTTGCCCACGTCATCAATGATGAGCAGTGGCACCTTTGTGTAAGTATTCAGAATGTCGTACTCAGATCCGGCCATCCTCAGCTGCTGCTCGTATGTACGCTTAATAGCAGTCAGGAGGTCTATCATCGTCATGCAGATCACTCCGGTGCCTTCTCTGAGGATCTGGTTGGCTATGGCCGCGGCAAGGTGTGTTTTTCCGGTTCCTTTGGGACCTGTGATAAATAAGCCATTCCTGCCGGGCTCAGGGTTATGCTCAGGCAGCTTGTTTATAAAGTTGTCCGCATAGGCCTTGCATGCTCTGAGCGCCCTCTCGTTCTGAGGGGTTATCTGGTAGGTGTCAAAGGTCCTCCGCAGGAAGCGGGCGCCCATGCCGCTGTCATGGATGAGCACCTCTACAAGGCCGCGGAGCCTCTCGGCGGCTATTTCTTTTCTGCGGGCCTCAATAGCTTCGGGACAGTCGCACAGCTCAGGACCTCCAGGATCCCAGCATGTCCGCTCTCCGAAGGTAAAGCTCTTTGTGTGCCTAAGTTGTCCACAGTATTCACAGGGGACAGCCTGGGGCTCACTCATCTGCCATTCTGAAGCCTGAGAGGGTTGGCTCTGTTTCCCGCCGTTCTTCTCCATGCGGTTGTCCTCCCTTCTCATTGTCATATTTGCCCTCTAAGACCTTGGCCATGTTCTCACTGTTCATAAGCCAGGAAAAGTCTGCTGACCAGTTTCTCTGGTTTTTGCCTTTAAGAAATAGAGAGGCCTCTGCCTTTTTGAAAAGCTCATGAAATGTATCTATACTGTGCCCATGTTCTTTCCAGCGGGCAGAGATAGCTTTTTTTCGTTTGTCGCTTACGGTTCTGAGTTTTGGATAGCTTGGGCAAAGAGTATGATACATCGAGACAATGACTTTATATGGTGTCTGATCAGATGAAGGTGCGCCGCCAGGCGCTTGAGGCTCTTCTCTTGTCTCCTCTTCTCTACTCTTGTCTACTCTACTCTTCTCTTGTCTACTCTTCTCTTCTCTGCCAGCGGTCGTTTGTTGGTCGACCGCCGGTCGACCGCCGGTCGTTTGCCGGTCGTTTTCTGTAGCAGTAGAAGCAGCAGCTCTGCGCCGCTTGGATCTGTTCTTTTCGGCCTCCCTTTGGTCTATCAATTTCCCCGCATATTCATACCAGTCATTGATCTCAAGCCCCTCTGCTGTAGGATTTAACAGGCCTGCGGTGGTGATCGCAGATACAAAAGCATCAGGGTCTCCGTCCCATTGTGCGGCTTTAGAAATAATATGATTTCTGATCCCATCAAGGCATCCGCTGGGTGCATTATCTAAAGCCCAGAGCCAAAAATTGACCATTAATCCCAGCATGTGGGCCGGTGGTATTTCTAAATAACCGGATGCATCAAGCATCTTTCTGTGGTCTCTTACAGATTGATATACTTTTATCCATGCCATATCTTGCACCTCCTTTACATTTTCATTGCGGACGTTTGCGGTCGTTTGCGGTCGTGTGTCGGACGTGTTAAGTGGTCGACCACTGGTCGACCGCCGGTCGACCGCTGGTCGGTCTAAAAAGGGAGATCTTCATCAAGTGATATTTCCGTAAAAGTCGGAGCCTCCTGACCATATTGTGGGGCAGGCGCGGTGTTGCCGCTCTTTTGCTCATTATCACTCTTTGAGTCTACAAAATTGACCTCATCAGCCAATACCTCTGTGACATAGCGCTTCTGGCCGTTTTGGTCGGTCCAGTTTCTCACCTGGATAGATCCCACCAGGCAAACAGAGGAGCCCTTGCGGAAATACTTACAGAGGAATTCTGCTTGATTTCTCCATGTCAGACAGTTGATAAAGTCCACCTGATCCGTGGCAAAACGTCTGTTTATTGCTATAGAGAATGAGCACACCGGTACACCATTCGGTGTCATCTTGAGTTCCGGGTCTGCGGTCAGTCTGCCGCCAAGGATCACTTTGTTGAGGTTAAGATTTGCCATCACTCGGCCTCCTTATCTTTTTTTGCCATTTCAAGGTAGTCTCTGAGAGCCTGTCTGGTGTTCTCGTGATTTTCGATCTCAGCGGCCAGTCTGCCCTTGGTATCGTCAAGCTCTTTGCATGCCTGCGTATACTTGCGGTACCAGAGATCCTCTTGTTCTCTGCTCTTGCTCAGCTCCCTCTCCAGCTGGAGAGCTTCCTCTGTAATTGATGCAAGAGTAGCGGTAATTTGATAAATTACACATGTTTTTTCTTCCATCTTTTTGCTCCTTTATCGTTATATCTTCCTCATAACATCCATGAGTCATCCTCTGTGGTATTCAGTGCGTCCATAATGCCCTGCATAACATAAAGCGCCGGGGGAAGGGCAATGCCATTGCCCCACATCTTATACTCCGCACTGTCGGTATAGAGCTTGTTATACCAGGTCAGTATAGATTTGAGGTTGTAGTCTTTCTCAGCTCTGCCATTGATAGCTGCATGGGTGTTTCTTACATCCAGCCAGAAGCGGTACTCCTCATTAGTGAGGGTGTCCTTCTGGGGCACGTAGCTCCACCAGTCTGCAAAGCCTTGGAGCCTTGCGCACTCGGTAGGGGTGAGTCTGCGGACGATGTAGTTGGTACATATACAGGTACGGTCAAGTCCATAAGCCACAGCAGGCTCTCCTCCGTGAGTGGTGCATAAAGTGGGTGCTGTGTTCTCTGATACGTTTGCCGAGGATTTTCCTCCACCCTGATCCACCGCATAGACAACAGCGGGGCGGTCCAGACAAATTGGCTTTGCAATACCTACCACTGCCTGGCCTTTTTTACTACCCGCGGTAATGCATGGTGTTTTTTTATCGCTTATTATTGGATCTTGAGTTAAGTGAAAAGATATTACCCTGTCTTTGCCGTTACAGCCCGCAGTATCGGCTCTGTCGATGCCGTTGCCTTGGAGACGGCTGACGGGTACTACAATGTAGTTACGACTGTCAGTGCTCAAGGTATGGTAAGGATCTCCAGGTTGTGGGTTGGAGGCATTCACGGGACTGGTTATTCCTGCACCATCGTACCCCACGGGCTCATAAGCTATTGGCACCATAACCACAGGAGGGTGCCCACCCATCTGGGCTCTCAAGGTTGGGCTCTTGCCATCTGTACGCACGTTGATGACTGACCCGCCTTGATCGTCCAAGATATGTCTGTTCGTTATAGCATCCAGCTGTAGTCCTCTGCCTCCTCCTGTGCCATCTCCTTCAACAGACGCAAATCCGCTTCCCACTCTTTCTCCTCTTGGAGTTTCCTCTCCCTCTCTATCATCTGCTCCAGAGCCTCCTTGAGCATCTTCGGGAGCTGTTTGCCACGGCGTTCTGCCCTCCGCAAAATACCCTCGCAGGCCTTCGCGCTCAAATAGTATTTCTCTGGCGCGTTCGCCTCTAAAATCTGCGACAAGGTGGATCCTACGGCGACGCTGGGGCACTCCCCAGTATTGAGCATCGAAAGTTCTGTAAGCAAGCGACCATCCGTCTCCGAGATAACTGTCTGCATAGTTCCATCCATTCTGTGGAACCGGAGGCATAGAGGCTGACGGCTCGATGATTTTGATGAGTTCCTCACAGACGATGCGGAAATCTTCTCCGCTGTTGCTACTAAAGGCTCCGGGCACGTTCTCCCAGAGTGCAAAACGTGGGTATTCTCCATTTGTGGCTTTCCTCATTTCTTTAATAATTCTTACGGCTTCCATAAAGAGACCGCTTCGGGTTGTTTCTTCGTCTCCATTGGCTTCGTGCTTAAGTCCTGCACGTTTACCAGCCACGGACAAGTCCTGGCAAGGAGATCCAAAGGTGATGATATCCACAGGCTCGATCTCTCCACCGTGGACCTTACTGATGTCACCCAGGTGCTTCATATTGGGGAAGCGTTCCCTCGTGACTGCTATAGGATAAGGCTCTACCTCAGACGCCCACACAGGCTCTATGCCGCAAAGGGCACCAGCAAGAGGGAAACCTCCAGAGCCATCAAATAAGCTACCAAGTTTATATGCCATTTGCTTAGACCTCACTTTCCAAAGCAATCAGCTTTTCCCATACCTCTACCCGCTTATCTTCGGGAATGTCCGATATACTTCTGGCATATGAGAATACAATTTCACGCACTCGCACCTTATCGGCAGACGAGGCACAGAGCTGACTGACCTTCTGCTGTATCTGTTCCTTTGTGATGGTAGGCTTCTGGGGCTCATTTTCTGCCTCTGTGGGCGTTTCTTCCGCAGGGGTGGTAGTTGTAGGAGCAGGAGTCTCATCTTCTGCTATAGTTGTTTCTTCTTCGACCTCAACAGTAGCGAGGCTTTCCTGCTGAAAAAAAGCAATGGGTGTTTCCTGCTTCACTCTCTTCTCAAGAGCGGCAGTCAGTTTGTCAAGTCTTTCTCGATCCTCCGCACAAAGTTCAATGGTAATGGTGTTGCTCATGTTTCTTTCTCCTTTATTTAAGTATTGTTACATCGGCATACTGGATACCGAACTCTAAGGCCTCTGCATGGGTGTTGTGATACACGTCTATCCGCTTGCCCTTGATAGCGCCGCCACAGTCCTCAGCTATATAGGTCTTGCCGTTAATGAGTACCTCGGATCCGTAGGGGATGACCTTGGGGTCCACTGCTATGGTGCGGTCAGCGGTTGCCACTGTCATAGTGGCGGTATATCCGTCTGCCCACTCTCCGCAGCACTTGGCACACTTGCAATATGCGGTGAGCTTGAATTCTCCGAGGGGGATGTCTTTGATCTCCGGGGCTGCAGTCTCTTCCGCTTCGGGCTCAAAGGTGTCGATCTCCTGGATGTCCTCTGCTTCGGTTTCCATTGCCACAAAGGCTGTGGTCTCAGTCGTGGTGGTCGGTTCGGGGTTTGTTTTCTCTCTTCCGCTGAAGCATACAGCCACAGCTGTGACAGCCATAGCGGCTATAAGTGCTGAATGCAGGATAGTGTATACTCCTTTACTCATGCTTTTTGCTTCCTTTCGCTTTTCTCAGTTTTGCCTTTTCGGTCTCTATGACCAGCCGGGCGGCCGCCTGCTTGATCTGCTCCATCCGTTTTGCCCTCTCCTCATCCGTGAGGACTGGGCGGGTAACAGTTACGATGGCCATGATGTTTCCTCCTGCTGCTTCGTTGAGTTTTCTCAACAATTAAAGCAAAAAAAATAACGTGGTATGTGTTCTGCTGGTATGCCAAGCAGTCCACAGGCTTTGTGGATTTCTGGTGCCGTCCATTGTGCCTTGCCGTTCAGTTTCTTATTTACAGAACAGACTGAAATGCCCATAGCAAAAGCAAATTTCTCTTGTTTCTTAAAACGTGCACGAATAAGGCTTTTAAGATCCATATACTCCTCTATGTATTCCAACATGCTCACCTCCTTTTGTATTTGTTGAGTTTTCTCAACTGTTTGCATTATAGTACTTTGTACCCATAAAGTCAATAGCTCTTTTGAGTTTTCTCTATTTTTCATAAATTATTTTCTAAAAATTGTTGATATTACTCAATTTTTGTGGTATTATTTGGGTAGCTTAATAAGGAGGTGACCACAATGGACAAGCCACAGGCTACTATAGCAGATAGATTGAGAGAGGCACTGACTGCCGCAGGAAAGAAGCAGGCTGATCTCGTCCGAGAGACCGGCCTTGACCGTGGGTCTGTTAGCAGTTACTTATCAGGAAAATATGAGCCCAAGCAAAAAGCTATTTACAAGATGGCACAAGCATTAGATGTCAGTGAGTCCTGGCTACTTGGTTATGATGTACCGATGGCAAGGACCCCAGAAAGCAAAAAAAACGACCAGCTGGCTAAGCTGATCGTTAAGATGCGTACTGATAATGATTTCTATAATACTGTCGCAGCTCTTGCATCTCTCAATGAGAAGCAGTACCGGGGCATAAAGGATTTAATAGCTGCTTTCAATGAGTAAGGAAAGAATGAGATCCAGAAGGTCTACGTCCTTACAGTTTTGTAGATGCTCTAAAATGTTTTTTATGAGTTCTTGCTGCATGTGATGCCCTCCTCGAACATTAGTTCCGTGGAGTAGTATAACATAGGGCCATAGTCGAAAAGACTCATATTATTACGATTTTGTGAAAAAACAAAAAAAGGGGTGACTTGTGTGTATTTGATACCACAGCTCAGAGCAGACGAGATAGTAAAGTATTTGAGAAAGTCCAGAAAAGATGATCCTCTGCTGACAATAGAGGAAGTGCTGGAGAAGCACGACCAGGAAATAAATGAATGGCTTGAGCATAACATACCCACCGCGGGGCCGATCCCAGCAGAGAATGTTTTCAAGGAGGTTGTGTCCGGTGAGACCATTGAGGGCAGGCCGGAGATGCAAAGGCTGCTCCGCCTCATCGAGAGTCCAAAGATAAAGGCCATAGTATGCAAGGAGCCGAGCCGTCTATCCCGCGGAGACCTCATGGATATCGGTTATCTGGTCAAGATCCTCCGCTATACTGGAACATTTGTTTTCACGACAAGAGGCTCCTATGATCTGCGGGATGACCGAGATAGGGAACAGTTTGAGAGAGAGCTGATGCGAGGTAATGACTACCTTGAATATCAGAAGAAGATCCTGAAAGACGGCAAGCTCCTGGCCGTAAAAAATGGTAATTATATCGGCAAGGATGCACCGTATGGCTACAGAAAAACATCCTACAAAGAAGGAAAACGCACTTGTAACACTTTAGAGCCGCACCCAGACGAGGCTCCTGTAGTCAAGCGCATTTTTGACCTATACCGCAGTGGCATAGGGTCTATGCACATCTGTGAGCTGCTTGATGCAGAGCACATCCCGACCCGAAGCGGAGAGCCTTGGTCTCACAATACTGTCTTGCGGATCCTGAACAATGAGCACTACCTTGGAAAAGTAAGATGGAATTACAGCCAACATGTCCGCAAAGTCGAAGATGGAGAAATAAAAACGAGCCGGATGACAGCAGAGGACTATCTGCTATTTGAAGGCAAGCACCCTGCAATTATCAGTCAAGAAGAATGGGACGAGGTTCAAGCAATCAAGGGAAAGATATCCCGAAAGCGCACAGTATATGAGTATAAAAATCCACTTGCGGGCCTTCTGTACTGCTCCTGCGGTAAGCCCATGCAGTATAAAGAGCCCAAGCTCAACGGAAAACAGTTTGCCGCCTCTCGGTTCCTCTGTGGCAGCCTCAAAAAAGGGAATTGTGGATCTGCGAAGGTTGAGGAGATCCTTGAAGAGGTCAAGCAGGTCCTCCAGGATTGCATCACAGATTTTGAGATGCGGATTGACCAAGGAATAGACAATAGCGCTGATGTGCACAGGCAGATGGTGGAGAGACTGGAGCACCGTCTTGCCACCTTGCGAGAGCTGGAGGTCAAGCAGTGGGACGAAAAAACCAAGGGCGGCATGCCTGACCACGTTTTTGAGCAGCTCAATAGCAAAACAGTCGCAGAGATCGCTGACGTGACACAGGCACTCTGTGAGGCAAAGGACTCCGCTCCTCTGCATGTTGACCTACACGAGAAGCTCATGACCTTCCGCACCACACTGGAGCTGCTAAGTGATCCCGATGCACCTGTTAAGGACATCAACAGACTGCTCCACGCTTGTATTGATCGCATAGACTACAGCCGCCCACCACTGAAAAGAGGCCGAGGGGTGGAGAACGAGCCCTACTCTCTGCACTTTTCTCTCCGTGTATAACTTTTGCCTTTGATATCCAACATCTTTGGGCTATTTCAACCATCTTCTTAACCATCTGGCCGCCGATAGAGCCGGCCTGCTTAGAGGTGAGATCACCGTTGTAACCCTGGTTAAGAGTTACGCCAACTTCGCTTGCAGCCTCCATCTTAAACTGATCAAGAGCAGCCTTTGCTTCAGGAACGAGAGTCTTATTGTTTCTTGCCATTTTTAGTTCTCCTATAATTTTTTAATTTCGGTTTAATTGTTATCCAGAGTGCTTCTGCACCCTGCTCTATTATTATTGGCAAACACTCTTGTTTTATGAATGGTAATATTTTGTTAATAATTTGTTAAAAAACAGCATATAAAAACACGGTGTTTCCCAGAA